TGTTAAATGTCCAAACTCAAAAATCCATTTTAAGTTATGGTTCTGGAGGCGATGTTTTTAGATTCATCGAAGAAGGAACTCAACTAGTGGAAATTGAAGATGGAGTTGGTAATAATGAGCCAGTGACTTACGCAACACGAACAGCTATTGAAGCTGCCGTGTTGGAATTAATCAACCAAGGACACGTAAGAGGTTTTTGGGAAATAGAGGGGTATAACGAAAATGAATAAACTTTTAAGTATAGTATTACTATTGTCGACAGGATTTATTTTCGCACAGGCCACTGACGATAACGAAGTAAAAATCACTCAAGTTGGTGATACTTTAAAACTTTATATCGACCAAATAGGATTTGGTAACAAAATTGGGGGAGATGACGGTTCATCCGGTTCATTATCTTCAATGACACTTACTGGTTCTACATTGGATTTTGATATAGATTTTTTAGGTAACTCCAACAAATTGTATGGACCATTTGAAGCAGATAGTTATAATCTAATACTAAATGTTACAGGTGATACAAACACTTTTGATTGGGATGTTGGATACGTTGGGTCTTCAGACTCAGGTGACATTAATTTTGTCATCACAGGCGATTCTAACACTTTTGATATCGACCAAGGTTATGTTAATTCAGCAGAATTTTTAAATGCTGATTTAGTATTACAATCTGGTTCTTCAAGTAATGTTTTTGACATTGATTGGGAAGCAGATAACATTGTGTGGAATTTAGATATTGACGGAACTAGTAACAATATTAAAACGTTACAAAATGATGGCGAACCTAGTTTGACATTAGTATTAGACGGAGATGGTGCAGATATTGATATTAATCAATTATCAGGAACATGTGCAACTACAAGTACTAGTTGTGTAAGTCCAAATGCTGTCATCGACCTTAACGTTGATAGTGAGAATGCAATCATTCAAATTAATCAAAAAGATTCGTCTAGCGATTCTTAGTAATTTATTAGTCAGTGGGGTTGTTTTAAGCAACCCCATTGGTGATGTTGTTGAGCAAACCGGAAATGGTTACTTAACAAGAAACTCAGAACAATTAAATAATAGTGTAGGAACAGAGATACTTCTCAAAGACGAAGCACAAACATTCAATGGTAGAATGAAAATTGTCTTCTTAGATGACGAAGTTCTCGATATGACTGAACACACATATGCTTACATCGATGAAGCATATTATGACCCAGACCCAAATCTTTCTAAAATGTCAATTCAAATGGTTCAAGGAACTGCAAGATTCACTTCTGGTCTAGGTAATCGTATCAAAAAGAAAAACATTAATGTAACAACGCCTACTGCTCAAATTACAATTAATGGAACCGATTTCACAACAACCATAGACGAACTCGGAAGAAGTTTAGTGATATTATTACCTGATGAAGATGGTTCATCGTCAGGAGAAATAGTCGTAACAAACAATGCAGGTAGTGTAACTCTAAATGAATCTTATCAGGCTACAATGGTATCGACACTAGATACGCCTCCATCAAATGCTATGACAATCAATAACATCACACCAAACATGATTGATAATATGTTTATCGTCAATCCACCACCAGAAGTCAAACAACAAATGGAAGATTCCTATAGAGACGAACAAAACGAAGACCAAGGAATATTAGATGTAGACTTTTTAGAATTTAACGAACTCGAATCAGATGCATTAGCAGATACAACAGAAGACTTAGAATTTTCAGAATTAGATATAGACTTCCTAGACGTAGATTTCTTAGTCGATTTATTAGACGTTGTAGAAGAATTGGTTCGAACAGAAAACAAACTTAGAGATGTTCAGCAAACATCAGGCTCTGGAGACGTAGAACTTCTTGGTGCTTCATTAGGATTTAATAAAGATTCACAATACAATGTATTTCAGAGAGATGGCGACTTAGTATTTTTTAGAAATGTAAATGGTCTCATAGAAATTATTATAGCAAACGGTAGTTCAGGTTCGTTGGAAACAATAACAGATAGTTACTCGGGTATTATACAATTTGGTAATGGTGACAAAAATATTGAAATCGTTATAAGACAACAATAAATAGAGTTATGGGAAAACTAGGACCAATTCTTTACATATTTGTTTTGATAGGCATATCTTTGTCATCAAATGCAGATGATAATCACGTTCACGTAGAACAAGTGAATGGTGGTGATAATTTGGAATTACAAATTGACCAAATTGGTTATGATAACTTAATAAAGTTTTCTACAGACCATCAAAACAATACTATGGAATTTTTGCAACAAGGTAATGCTATGTATATTGGTTGGACTGATACATGGGGTTCAGGTTATAATTGGGGTGGTGACTTAGACGGATATAATAATGATATCATAGTCAAACAAAAATGTTCTGCTTCAAGTTGCAACGATAATGATTTCGGATTTCATATTTGGGGTAACTATAATGAAGTTGTCTTTGGTCAAGGTTTCGAAATAAACAATTCACTTACGCCTGAATGGTCATATGATGGTAACGAACCTGGTGGAAACTATGTAAGATTAGACATACATGGTGATTACAATGATTTCAAAGGAAGTCAGAAACAAGATTCTGATACAATATATCATTCAATGACATGGAACATTTACGGCGATTACAACGATGTTTTCACAAAACAAATGCAGAATGGAGACAAGACACTTACAGGCACAATCAATAGTGATTACAATATAGTATCAGTTGTTCAAAAGAAAAATGGTGCCCATACTGCAACAATCAATTTAAGTGGCACTGAACCAACAACATTAAACTTAACACAAACAGGCACTACTGCACAAACTTATAATCTATCACAAACTTGTTATACGACTGGTGGTTGTAGTGTATCAGTAACCCAAGGAAACTAGGAGTTATTTTGAGTGACAAAAAGAGATTTTACAACTTCAGTAAGACTGCCTTACCAAGATGCAATTGCTTTTGTACTCAAGACTATGGATTATCATCTACTGATGGCTATCAAATCGACTGATATACATCACAGAGAATTTCATAACAAACAACATCGTAGACTCAAAGAATGGATGATTGATATGAAAGAGTATATAATAGAACTAGAAGAGTCAAATGTATAATTGGAAAACGGTATTAGGAACGATTGCTCTTTTAGTAGGTCTTAAAATTTGGAATCCTTACTTCATAGAAAATATATCATGGTCATGGTTCGATTGGTTACATCAACAAGAAGAAAAGGTTCACGTACAAGATATTGTCTTGGTAGACATAGATGAAAAGTCAATAGAAAAGTATGGTCAGTTTCCTTTTCCTAGAAACATATATTCAGATATCCTTTTAAATACTGACCCTAGTTTAACTCACGTTTTTGCAATCAAGTTTGCTCAGTCTGATAGGTTTGGAGGAGATAACGCATTTGCTTACGCATTAGAAAATCGTCTAACTATTCTCTCTAGTTCTCCAACAAATCAATTAAACACAGGTTCTTCGCCCTATGTTCCTACAACCGTTTTTGGTGGAGGAGATATTGAAAATTCTATTTGGAAATTTGATGGAATTTCATCGCCAATACCTTTACTCGAAAATGCTTCATGGGGTGTTGGTGTTTCAACTGCAACGCCTAGTGTGACTGATACAGCAAATTTTGATGGTACAACTCGTTCAGCACCACTTTTAGTATCTGCTAACAAAGTAGTTTATCCTTCTCTTGCATTAGAGACATTAAGAACAATATTTGACCAAGGTAGTTATCAAACAAAAGTAACTGAAGAGATAGGCATAGAATGGATTAGAATGGGCAAACAACCTCCAATCGAAACTACGCCAACAAGTGATGTTATGATTAGTTATTGGAATAGTTTCGATAGAATATCAGCTAGTGAATTACCTCAAAGTAATCTTACAAACAAGGTTTTAGTATGGGGTCTGACTGCTGAGGGATATAATAATCCAGTTTCAACTCCAGTGGGTGTATTGTATCCCCACGAAGTTCAAGCAAACCTAATCCAAACCGTCTTGCAAGAAGTTCGTATACAACAATCCTACTATCTTGAATTTCTCGAAGTTGTTCTTCTTCTGATAGTCCTTCTAGGAATATTGGCAGCGGTCTACAAACTTCCCACAGCCTTTTCGGCGATAGTGAGTCTAGGTATTGTTGGGCTTCAATTGGGTGGGGGTTATTATATTTGGATTTCTGAGTACGTTCTTTTCGATACTTTCTTGTCATCGATGTCCTCCGTGATTGTTTTCGGACATGCATCTTTCAACAAATACTATAAAACATATCAACTCAAAGAACAAATTAAGAAGCAGTTCCAAAAGTATTTATCTCCTGACATGGTTGAGGAACTTCAGAAAGACCCTAGCAAACTCAAGTTGGGTGGTGAACGCAAAGAAATGACATTCATGTTTATGGATATATGTGGGTTCACACCAATCTCAGAAGCATATAAAAACAGAGATGACCCGGAAGGATTAGTAGAACTCATCAATAAGTTTCTGGATATGCAAACAAAAATCATTATAAATAATAGAGGCACCATAGACAAATATATGGGCGATTGCATTATGGCATTTTGGAATGCACCACTTGATTGTGAAGACCATGCCGAACTTGCAGTGAAATCAGCTCGAGAAGCACTAGAAGCCACAAAGAAACTTAATGAAGAACTTGCTCCTCTCAATCTACCTCCTATTAATGTCGGCATCGGCATTAGCACAGGAGAATGTATTGTCGGAAACATGGGGTCAGAAATACGATTTGACTATTCCGTCATTGGAGATGCCGTCAACCTCGGGGCTCGACTCGAAGGCCAAACACGAAATTATGCTGGGGTGGACGTGCTGTTATCGGAACGAACTTATCAATGCAGTCCGTCTAGAGCATTCACTGAAGTCGATAGAATACTCGTTAAAGGCAAATCAGAAAAAGTTCGGATTTACACCCCAATATTGGATTAATCGACCAGTAGAACCATATCTATGGTACACATTTTGGGCATTACAAATTTCAGATGTTTGGTCAACACAACGAGGAATGGATTATGATTGTGTTTTTGAAGCAAATCCTCTTTTACCTGAAGTTCCCCATAGAGACAGATTAATCTTACATAAGTTAATTTTTCTAACTCCTTTTGATACTTTGTATGACGAAAGGGTATTAACTAATGGTGAAATGATTTTTCCTTTGTTATTGTCAGGATATGTTGTTGAGAATAATTTTAGAGTTATAGACCGTGCAAAACAAAGGTGCCAGAAACGATAAATATCATTATTAAATTATGGAGATATTATGCCTATAAAATTTGGAAAAACATCGAAGCAAATTGACCGTGCCACTAAAAAGGTCACAATTGTTCATGAGTATATGAAGTGTAAATCAACGCAAGAGTTGATAGAAGCATATAATAAGCCAGTGAAACCTAAACTCAGACAAAAGGTCAAAAACGAACTTGTAAGAAGAACCAAAAAAGGTCTTGCAAATATCGTATTTAACTAGTATAATTACTAAATACTTATGTAACAATAATGTTACAATAATGTTACGAGTAAGTCACATTGAGAAAGTAGGGTAAAACCGAAGTCCAGTTGAACTTAAAGTAGCAACATAACAGGAGATAGATATGCTTAAATATGCATTAGTGTCTGCCTTGTTTTTAGTCGGATTTGCACAGGCAGAAAATCATTTAGAAAAATCCGATGTGAATAAAATAATTGTAATGAAGTCTAACGAAATCTTTTTCGAATTAAAAAACGAAGAATGGTATAAAGGCGACATCATTACACCCGATTGTCTTAGAGGTAAAATATACTTTGACTCAGACAAAACAATTCATGACTCTTATAAATTACAAACTAATAATGGGTTTAAAACTTGTCAATTCACTACATTAGAAAGAATTGCATAAAACCCCTTGATTTTTTTGAATTAGTTCATATATAATATATAAATACTAGTGTTAATAGATAACAAACCAATTTCTTGGTAGCAACTATTAACACTATTCGATGCCCATAAGGGGTCGATAATTAAACTTGCTATTAAAATAGGAGAAAAATTATGACAAGTATAGACGCTTTTGGTCGATTCAGACCATTTTCAATTGGATTCGATAGACTCTTCGATGATATGGAGAGAATATCAAATCATTCAACTAACTTCCCACCTTACAATGTGATTAAATCATCTGATGATTCATATCTCATTGAGTTGGCTGTTGCAGGATTTAATAAAGAAGAACTTAGTATTGAGTTCAAAGATTCGATTCTGACCGTAAAAGGTGACAACACTACTAGACAAGAACTAGAGTTTGTTCATAAAGGCATTTCAGAAAGAAACTTTGTAAGAAGTTGGACACTAGGTGACCACGTCAAAGTTAAATCTGCTGAAGTAGTTAACGGCCTTTTAGTTATTTCTTTAGTTAAAGAAGTACCAGAAGAAGAAAAACCAAAAATTATTAAAATAAAATAAAAAAACCCCTTGAGGTTTATATTAGTTTTTAGTAATATGGATGGTGCGAGATTAGTTTAATGCAAAACGCTTAACTACCAGTTAAGAGATGTCTGTTCGAAGCAGACATCTCGCTCCAATTTTCTAGAGGATTATATTATGATAAATGTGGGTGACAGAATTCCTGAAGTACATATGCCAATCAGAGTTGATGGCGATTGGGTACTTTTAAATACAACAACACAATTTGAAGGCAAAAGAGTTGTAATCTTTGCATTACCAGGTGCCTTTACTCCAACATGTTCTTCGTTTCAATTACCTGGATTTGAAACAATGTTTTCTCAGTTTCAAGAAAAAGGTATCGATGAAATTTACTGCTTGTCAGTAAACGATTCATTTGTTATGAATTCTTGGTTTGAAACTCAAGGCGTACAGAACGTCAGACCATTACCAGACGGAAATGGTGAGTTTACAGAACTCGTTGGTGCTTCAGTCAAGAAAGCGAATGTAGGTTTTGGTATACGTTCATGGAGATATGCGATGGTTATCAATGACAATGTGGTCGAACAGGTCTTTGCAGAAGACGGTTTTGGCGATAACATTGAAAATGACCCATACGAAGTATCAACACCAGAGAATGTATTAGAAAACTTATCTAATTAAAAACCCCTTGTTTTAACCCAAGTCATATAGTATTATGGACTTGGGTTTTTTATATGCTTAAATTAGAAACAAAAGATGCAGAATACGTTGCTCAGATTTTTATAGATTATTATGAAAATTTTGACCGTATTGATGATTATCTAAGAAAAGTAAAATTAGAACGAGTTGCAGAAATGCCAACTCCGTTATTTGGCATGGGTCCAGAAGATGACATGTTTGACGATTTCACTATGTCGCCTCAAGATATGGAATTTGAATGTCGAGTATTGTCAAATGAGTTATATGATAATTATCTTGAGATAGTTACTTCACACGCTGTTGAAAAATCAATTCCTGGTAAAACTCTAAAGTGGGTAGTCTATGAAAAGAACACAAACAAAATTGTAGGTTTCATTCGTTTTGGTTCACCAACAATCAATTCAAAACCACGTAATGTTTTTTTAGGTAAACCTCTTGCTACTACAGATAAAGATATTATGAAACGCTTTAATGATTCTACAATTATGGGATTTAATATAGTGCCAACCCAACCATTTGGTTTCAATTATCTTGGTGGTAAATTACTTGCAGGTATTTGTTGTTCACATTTAACAAGAAGAACTCTTAGAGATAAGTATGATTCAGAATTTTGTATGTTTGAAACAACATCATTGTATGGTTCATCTAAATCTTCTTCAATGTATGATGGTATGAAACCATTTCTAAGATACATTGGCAATACAATATCAGATTTTGTTCCTTCAATTAATGATGAAAAATATCATCATTTAAAAGATTGGTTTGAAAATCAAAATAATGGTCGACCATTAGTACATGATGATGCATCAAGTAGAAAACTAAAAACACAAACAAAAATGATTAGTATCATTAAGAATAGTTTAAAGGGTAATCCAAAACTAGAAACGTTTAATAAATGTTTTAAAGATGCAAAAAATCTAACAGAACAAAAACGTCAATATGTTTCTACATATGGTTACGAGAACGTTCCTGATTACCTAAATATGAAGACTGATACATTAATCAAAAAAGAAAATTTTGATAGATATGAATTCGATAGTATCGTTACATGGTGGAAAAAACATGCAACAAAACGATTCAATAATCTCAAAGAACAAGGCAGATTAAGAAACGAACTAGAAGTCTGGTCTAAAAATGCCGACATAGATATAATAAGATGAGTAAATTAAACGAAGTTTATAGAGTGGTAGAAAATCCATTAGAAGAACAAGCAGGAATAGAACTACTGCAAGGAGAATTTGATGGACTTGTTTATCAGTACGACAAAGTACAATTTGTTGATGGTAAACCTGAAGTTAATTTTAACAGACAAATTAGAAGATTACCAAAGGGTGTTGAAAAAACGGAAGAGAACGTTAATAAAATTCTAAATAATAAAGAATTACATAACCTCATGGGTGACATATTATTAGAATTACTAGAGGAGCAAATAAAAAACGATGAACTTAGAGAAACTAAAAGAGCAGATTAAAAGACACGAAGGTGAAGTCTTAGAAATATACAAAGATTCACTTGGTTACCTCACATTTGGGGTAGGGCATTTAGTCAGAGAAGATGACCCGGAGTTTGGTCAACCAGAAGGTACACCAGTCAGTCAAGAGAGAGTAGACGAAGTCTATGAATATGACTTCGATAAACATTTAGTTGAAACAGAACATGTTGTTGGTAAAGATGTATTTGATAATCTACCAGCAGAGATTCAAGAAGTATTAGTTAACATGTGTTTTAATCTAGGCGGAACTAGACTAGGCAAATTCAAGAATATGTTGAATGCAGTTGAAGACCATGATTGGGAAACAATGGCAGTTGAAATGGAAGATTCTCGTTGGTTTAAACAAGTTGGTAGACGTTCAATTGAATTGCAGGAGATAGTTAGAAATGTATAAACCAATGCCCGGTTTTGTAACAAAATGTGTTAGACTCAATACAGGAGAAGTTTTAATGGGTTTTGTTCAAACATTAAAGAACGGAGATGTTCACATAGTTGAACCTCAAATAGTTTTAACTATTGCAGAAGGCGGTAAAATGGAAGTTAACTTTGCACCATGGATTCCTTATGCAAAAGAATATGAATTTATAATAGCAAAAGATAGTGTTCAAACTATCTTCGAACCAAGACCTCAACTCGAGACAAATTTCAAAAATCAAACAGGAAATAATGTCAGAGGCCAAGTAGCAAAAGGATAAAAATGATGAAAGACATGACAGGCGATATTTTAAAATCAGTTGTTGCACATGCAGACGGACATATAGCAAAGCATAAAACAAATGTTTTAGTTCAATGTAAAAACTCAGTAGGTGTTGGAGAACATTCAGACCATATAGAAACAATTGAAAAAGAATTAGAACAAATTGCACATTATCAAGATATTAAAGATATGGTTGCAAAACATTTTTCAGATTATACCGATAAGTCCCTTCTCAACGAATAGTCTTTGTAGTATAATAACTACATGGATTTTTATACAAACGTTTGTCGCAGTCGTGACAAGATTCTAGTTCAAGGTTATCAAGGCAATATAAAGAAAAAGATTGCTGTAGCTTATAGACCTAAACATTTTATTCTTTCAAAACGAGGTCAAACTCCTTATAAATCGCTTGATGGTCGACCACTTGAAGTTGTCGAACTCAACTCAATGGGCGGTGCAAGAAAGTTCCGTGAGAAATATGAAGGTGTTGAAGGCTTTGAGATTCATGGTTACGACAGATATGTCTACACATATATCTCAGACAAGTTTCAAGGTGACATTCAATGGGACTTCAACAAAGTAAAAATTGCTACACTCGATATCGAGTGTGAGTGTGAAGATGGTTTTCCAGAACCAATGCTTGCATCTGAAAAAGTTAATGCAATCACAATCAAACCATTCAGAAAAGAACCACAAGTTTTTGGCATTGGAGAATGGAATCACAATCAAAATTTAACGTATCACAATTGTAAAAACGAATTCGATTTATTACAAAAGTTTATAAAATACTGGAGAACAGAATGGTTTGACATCGTTACAGGTTGGAATGTAAACTCATTCGATATTACCTATCTTTGTAATCGTATCGACAGACTCATGGGTGAAGATGAACATAAAAAGTTATCACCATGGGGTCAATCTAATGTTCGTGAATTCACTACAATGGGATATCAGAAACAACAAGTATTTGATTTACTTGGTGTTAATATCATCGACTATCTTGAAATGTATCGTAAGAAAACATTTATCAATCAAGAATCATATAAACTAGACCATATTGCTCACGTAGAACTAGGAAAAGGTAAACTTGATTACTCAGAGTATGGTTCACTACACACATTATATAAACAAGACTATGCAAAGTTCCTAGAATACAATGTTCGTGATGTTGTTCTTGTTGAAGAACTCGACAACAAACTAGGATTCATGGAGTTGGTGATGTCTCAAGCTTATACTGCAAAGTGTAACTACTCAGATACATTTGGCATGGTGAAATATTGGGAAACTATCATCTATAATTTCTTAAAAGAACAAGGTATACAAACACCACCACAAAGACTCAAGACAGGTAACGACAAGAACAAACCAATTGTTGGCGCATATGTAAAAGAACCACTTGTCGGTGGTCATAATTGGGTTATGTCGTTTGACTTAAACTCTCTATATCCACATATCATTATGCAGTATAACATTTCGCCTGAGAAACTTGTTAAAGGCAATCGTCAAGATGTCAACATTGATAGACTTCTTGATAAGAAATGTGATTTATCATACTGCAAACAAACAAATACTGCTGTTGCACCAAATGGTGTTTTATTTTCACGTGAAAAACAAGGCATGTTTCCTGAACTCATGGAAACTTTCTATGAAGAAAGAAAAGAATGGAAGAAAAAAATGCTTGAGTATCAAAGTGAGAGACAAACAACGCAAGATGTGAAACGTAAGAGAGAACTCGATACACTTATCAAACGTGCATACAACAATCAACAGGTTCGTAAGATTGCATTAAATTCTGCTTATGGTGCCATGGCAAACCAGTACTTTGCTTTCTTTAGTATTGACCTTGCCGAAGCAATTACAATGTCAGGTCAGTTAATTATTAAATGGGCTGAGAAAACTGCAAACACATATTTAAACGAACTTCTCAAAACAGAGAACGAAGATTATGTCATTGCAATGGACACTGATTCAATTTATCTTTCAATGGATAAATTTGTACAAAAAGTATTTCCTGAAGATACACCAAAAACAAAAATTATAGACTTCTTATCAAAAGCAGAATCTAAAATCGAAGAAGCTCTTGCAGATGGTTTCAAAGACCTTGCAGAATATACTAATGCATTTCAACAGAAAATGGAAATGGGTAGAGAAGTCATTGCAGACAGAGGTATTTGGACTGCAAAGAAAAGATACATTCTGAATGTACATGACAACGAAGGAGTCAGACTCAGAGAACCTAAACTAAAAATGATGGGCATCGAAACTGCAAAGTCATCAACGCCTCAATGGGTGCGTAACAAACTAGAAGAAGCATTAAATGTGGTTATGAATAAATCAGAACAAGATTTATGGGAGTTTGTTGAAACAACAAGAAAAGAATTTAGAACATTAACTCCAGAAGAAGTTGCTTTTCCTAGAGGTTGTAAAGGGTTAATACAATATCAAGATAGTACAAATATCTATGCTAAAGGGACACCAATTCATGTCAGAGGTTCTCTTCTATATAATAATCTATTAAATAAAAGAAATTTAGATATGAGATACGAAACAATTAAAAATGGCGAAAAAGTTCATTTCACATATCTTACATTGCCGAATCCAATCAATGAGAATGTGATTTCATTTACTACAAGTTTACCAAGAGAATTTGATTTACATAGATTCATAGATTATGATATGCAGTTCGATAAATCATTTGTTGAACCATTAAAGAATATTGTTCAACTTATTAACTGGAATGTTGAACCAGTCGCATCGCTTGATTCTTTCTTTGGATAAATAGAAGCATGGCATATAGTAAAAAAGTGGTTGATAGATTTGAAGACGTTTTAAAAAATCCTAAATCTCATGGCGTAGGCCGATTTGACCCAAAAGACCCAAACGTAGCAACAGGATTAGTTGGTGCACCAGCATGTGGTGATGTAATGAAACTAGATATCAAACTTAATCCTGATACAGATGTAATTGAAGACGTTAAATTTAAAACTTATGGTTGTGGAAGTGCTATAGCATCATCAACAATGTTCGTTGAAATGCTTAAAGGCAAAACAATTGATGAAGCAAAACAAATAAAAGATAAAGAGATTGCAGAAGCACTTGAATTACCACCAATTAAATTACATTGTTCTGTTCTAGCAGAAGAAGGTATCAAAAGAGCAGTTGAAAATTGGGAAGAAAAAATAAAACATAGAAAACATAACCAACTATATCCTGAAAATGGACTCTAATCATGTATGAATATAAAGTAAAAATAGTTAAAGTAGTAGACGGCGACACGGTAGATGTAGATATCGATTTAGGTTTCGGTATGACGTATAAAAAACAAAGAGTGAGGATGAAAGGTATCGATACACCTGAAAGTCGAACAAGAGACTTAGTAGAAAAACAATTCGGTAAATTATCCAAAAAACATTTAAAAGAAATGTTATCAAATGCAGAACAAGTAACACTGATATCACATGACAAAGGCAAATTTGGTAGAATTTTAGGAGATTTATATTGTTGGGATAATGTTGGTCATCCATCTTATGAAACGAAATATTGTGTAAATGCACAAATGATTGAAGAAAATATGGCAGTTGTTTATGATGGTCAGTCAAAAGAAGATATAGAAAAGAATCATTTAGAAAATAGAAAAATCCTTCAAGAAAAGGGATTAATCGAGATACAAGGAGAACTTAGCGTATGATAGTTTCGTTATTAGATTGTATCTATCTTGGTTTATTTGTTATTGTGTTTGGTTTCATTATTCATATGGAAACCCAACTTAAAATGCTTCTCGAAATGATGAAAGAGCATGTGAAGACAGATAGATTATGTGACCTCAAAAAGTCACTTGAAGAATAATATAACTAGTGTTATACTAGTTGTATAAAAATTATGAGAGGTGTGAATTATGTCATTTATAAAAGACTTAGTCAAAGCATCGGGTAATGAATATGCAAATATTGTTTCCGATGGTGTGGCAGCTGGCGATGTAGATTCATTTGTAGATAGTGGTTCTTACATTTTCAATGCCTTATTATCAGGTTCACTATACGGTGGACTTCCTAAAAACAAAATAACAGCAATTGCAGGTGAGTCTGCTACAGGTAAAACATTTTTTGCCTTAGGAATGTGTAAACAATTCTTAGAAGACAACAAAGATGCAGCTGTTATCTACTTCGAATCTGAATCTGCTATCACAAAAGAAATGATAGAAGAAAGAGGAATCGATTCAAACAGAGTGGTAATTGTGCCTGTAGTTACCGTTCAAGAATTCAGACAACAGGCAATCAGTATTCTTGACAAATATCTAGAAACAGACGAGTCAGAAAGACCTCCAATGATGTTTTGTTTAGATTCTCTTGGTATGTTATCAACTACTAAAGAGATTGAAGACACAGCAGCAGGTAAAGAGACAAGAGATATGACTCGAGCTCAGATAGTCAAAGGTGCATTTAGAGTATTGACACTAAAACTTGGTCGTGCAAAAGTTCCTATGATTGTAACTAATCATACTTACGATGTAATCGGTTCAATGTTCCCACAAAAAGAAATGGGTGGTGGTTCAGGACTTAAATATGCAGCTTCTTCAATCATCTATCTCTCAAAGAAAAAAGAGAAAGAAGGTACAGAAGTTATTGGTAACATCATTCATTGTAAGAATGCTAAGAGCAGACTTACCGTTGAAAACAGAATGGTTGATGTAAGACTAACCTATGACAAAGGTCTAGATAGATATTATGGTCTATTAGATTTAGCTCTCTCATCTGGTGTCTTTAAAAAGTCATCAACAAGAGTTGAACTACCAAATGGTAAAACAGAATTTGGTAAAACAATTAATAATAATCCTGAAAAATACTTTACAGAAGAAGTAATGGAAAGATTAGAATTAGTAGTGAATAGTTATTTTAAATATGGAAACAAGAATAGAACAGACGATACTGAAGAATCTGATTCAGTCTGAAGAGTATACACGTAAAGTAATACCTTTTCTCAAATCAGAATATTTCACCGACTCATCGGAACAATTACTCTTTAATTTAGTTAAAGAGTATTTCGATACTTATACTAAAAATCCAACCGTTGAAGCACTTCTCATAAATCTAGATAAATCAATCAATGTCAATGACAAAACGATTGGTGAATCTCAACAACTATTGGAGAAATTAAGTGCCGATACCGATGAGTCACCTTTTGAATGGGTAGTTAATGAGACAGAACAATGGTGCAAAGATAGAGCAATCTATCTAGCAGTTATGTCATCTATTGATGTCATTGATAAGAAGTCTCAGAGGTCAACAGGTGAGATACCAGAATTACTCAAAGATGCTCTCTCTGTATCATTTGATACTCACATCGGTCACGATGTTATTGAAGATGCAGATGAAAGATTTGACTTTTATAACAAAGAAGAAGAAAAGATTCCTTTTGATTTAGAATACTTTAACAAGATTACGAAAGGTGGTCTTCCAAACAAAACATTGAACATTTGTCTTGCAGGTACAGGTGTTGGTAAATCTATGTTCATGTGTCACCAAGCATCGTCTTGTTTACTCATGGGTAAAAATGTTTTGTATCTCACAATGGAAATGTCAGAAGAAAAGATTGCAGAAAGAATTGATGCAAATACTTTGAACATTCCAATTAAAGATATACCAGAATTATCAAAGAAACAATTCTCAACAAAGATTGATAGATTAAAAAACAAAACAAATGGTAAACTGATTGTCAAAGAATATCCAACTGCATCTGCTCATGTTGGTCATTTCAGACATCTATTACAAGAACTCGATATCAAGAAAGATTTTCAACCAGATATTATCTTTATTGATTATCTAAACATTTGTGCATCGTATCGTATTCGACCTGGTGCTGGTGCAAACTCTTACACACTTGTAAAAAGTATTGCAGAAGAACTTCGTGGTCTTGCAGTTGAGTTTGATGTGCCTATTGTCAGTGCAACACAAACTACAAGAAGTGGTTATGGTTCAACAGATATTGGTCTCGAAGATACTTCCGAATCCTTTGGTTTGCCTGCAACTGCTGACTTAATGTTTGCATTGATTACAAGTGAAGAACTCGAAGACCTAGACCAAATGGTTGTAAAACAATTAAAGAATCGATATAATGACCCTACAATCTTCAAACGATTTGTTATCGGTGTCGACAGAAGTAGAATGAAGTTCTATGACGTTGAACAAGAAGCACAGGAAGAACTTATTGATAGTGTTGATACCAATGAAGATACACCTGTTATGGATAGAGCAAATAGATTTAACGACTTTAAAGTATAATTATGGAAGCATTTGTACAAAAACAATACGATAGTTATCAAGAAAATTTTGTAGAAAAAGACGTACTTGAAAAAGATGAACTTCGTCAAAAAATTATAGACGATTTATCTTATGTTTCACAAATGGGTGTTGAAGAGTATACTCTTTATCAGAAGTGGTTAGAAATTCAAATGAAATATCCAACTCAAGAGACATCTACATTGTTCGGCGTAGAACAGCAACTTGTAAATCCTGAACATGAAAAATTAATTAACGAATCAAAGAACAACATTTGGTTTCCAGAAGACCCAATGGATTTTGAAAAGTTACAACCTGAACTTGTATACACCGATAGTATCAAAGACAATCAATCAGCAGGTACTCTAACAGAAAAATGGAATTGTGTTAGAACAATGACATCAACTATGAAAAATAGTTCAAACATTGGTCGTAATCTACATTATCTTATAAGAGATAAAGCGACAGGCAATGATCTAGGTGTCATTTGTATTACAGGTGACTTGATTGATTTAACACCTAGAGACGACCATATTGGTTGGGAAAGAGAATACAAAACTAATAGTGGTAAACTCAATAATAGTGCCATCGGTTCAACGATTGTTCCCCTTCAGCCACTTGGTTTCAATTATACAGGTGGAAAACTATTGGCACTTCTATGTTTATCCGATGATGTTCAACGTCAATGGAAAGAAAATTATGGCGATACTCTCGTCTCAGTAACAACAACATCTTTGTATGGTAAAGCAAAAACAGGTGGTCTATCACAATACGATAGACTGAAACATTGGAAGAAAATGGGTTATAGTAAAGGTTCTCTATCATATGAATTGACCAAAGACACTGAAAAAGAAATGTTGAAGTATGCTGAAAAACATTACAACGACAGATACTTCTTACTCTATGTTGCAAAAAGAGAAAATGGTCAAACTCTTAAGAGAGACCATCGTAATCGTATGAGACAATTTATGTATTCTAGACTTGATATACCTAAAGATATTATCAAGTCAGACCATCAAAGAGGTATCTATTGGTCATCACTCTATGATAATTCACGTGAATTCTTACGAGGTGAGATAGAAGAGAATCAACTTGTTAAGTCAATTGATACAAGTACAGAAGCATTATCGGAACTCTGGAAAGAAAAATATGCCAGAAAACGTATCAATAATCTTATCAACAATGACAGAATAAATCTAAATGAAACTTTGTTCTATGACGAACTTTGTTTCTTATCATGGGAAGAATGTAAAGAAAAGTTTCTAGGTGAAGTCGGTAGATAGTTCGAGTCTTGAGTATCGAACTAATATAAATATGAGTATGTATTATTATACCTATAAAATTTTATTTGAGAATGATGATTACTATCTCGGTCAACATATCACTGATAATATAGAAGATGGTTATACTGGAAGTGGAAAAAAATTAAAGGAGAGAATCAAAACAGACCCTTTTGATTTTGAAATTTTAGATTTCTATAAATCTGAAGAAGAATTAAACAATGCAGAACGTGAACTAATCGGAGACTTATGGTTTACAGACCCTAAATGTCTGAATTTAAAAGAAGGTGGTACTGGTGGTTGGTCAGCAGTAAATAAGACTCTTGACAGGTCTTACATGTTGACTGAAGAGTATCGTGATAAGATGCGAAAGAACGCTCTTCGTTTGCATGAAGAAGGAAAACTTCGTAGGTTTACAAAAGAAGATTCTATTAAAGGTAACAAAAAAATTCAAGAGTTATATCCAAAAGGAACATTCTTTGGTAAATCCCACACTGAAGAAACTAAAAAACATATCGGTCTTAAGAATTCAAAACATCAAAAAGGCAAAGGCAATTCACAATTTGGTACCATGTGGATAACAAATGGTGCTAACAACTTAAAAATCAAAAAAGATGATTTGATACCTGAGGGGTTTAGAAAGGGTCGAGTCAACGGCAATTAAAACTTTTTAGTCAAAACCCTTGACAATAACCTTCATTTTTTCATATAATATACACATGATTAAGAAAGTAATAATATTTGATGTTGACGGCAC